CTTTGATACCTTATCGCCAAAAGTCTCGACATCATTTGTCGCGGCCTTGAGTGACTTATTGAGGTTATCTACATCGCCGAGGATGGATAGTTTGAGCGTTCTACTTCCTGCCATTAATCGAACCTCTTAACTATTTCGGAGAATCCTTCTTCCCACCTCTTCACGATGTCAGGCTGAATACTGCGCAAAGTTGGATATATCCACCATCCACGCGAACCGCGACCCTCACGACCAGACCATACTGGGAACTGCTTATACTTATTCGAGCCAAATTCTGCCCCGCCCCAAAGGTCACGAGTGGTTGCACCACCGCTGAATTTTTGCGCCGCGAATCCGTATGAGATTTCGCCCAGCTTGGATGATTTAGATACTTTTGAGCCGTCAGCGATTCGAGTTGATACCTTCGGGATGGATCGTGCGTTGCGTGCTGCACTCTTAACCTTATCCGATACAAATTCGGCAAGGGCGTTTGATTTGGCTTTTGCTTGGTCAAGCGCTTCCTCATCCATCGCCTTAAAGGATCGAGCGATGGCACGCAGTTCAGCCTTGTCATAGCTGATTCCCTCACTTGCCATCGGCTCGCCTCTCTAATATCTCCAGCGCTGTCATTACATCTTCAGCACTTGCAAATTCGCTAGTCGGTAATCCTGTCGCGATTGCCAAATCCCAAAGGGTTCGGCTTAGGCTTCCGACTGGGTAGCTTTTGGGTCAGAGTTACCGACCTCGACATTTGCGACTGTTTCAGTCCATACATCGATTGGCTTCACAGGCTTCCCAGCTGCTTCGCGCTTCATAGCGTGATACGCCAGGAATATGAGATCGGATAGCCCTATCTTTTCCTGCGCTTGGCTGATGATGTTGCCTGTGCTCTTTTCCCACTTCACCCATTCAGGTGGGGCTGCCACAAATGTGGCAACCTCGCCCGAATTGAATTCAATTGTTATTGGTAGTTTCATTTTTGCTCCCGTTCTTAGTTTTAGCTAAATGTCTCGGTTGGTGTTCCTACGACTGTGAATGACAAATCCACTGTCTGTGCATCAGGTGCAGTACCGCCCACTGCTGGGAATACTGGCATTACATTGAACGCAAAGACCGCGCCTGATACAGCTGTTAGCGATACCGCCAAAGTGGTATTAGGTGCAGTTTCGCACGCAGTCCAAAGGGCTTCGCATAGCGATCCTGAAGCGCCCCAGTCTGCAAGCATTGACACATCAAATGTCCATTGGTCATCGATGTGCTTGTATGCCTTGCCATCAAGGGTTTGATATGTCTCGATGGTTGGTGAGTTTGCGAGTGTTGCGCTTGTTGCCTGCGCATCGTAGTTAGTGCTCGCGATCGTTAGGACTAGATCGCGACCCGTAATGATCGTTGTTGGCACTTTTGCTCCTTAGCTTGTTTGAGTATAGGTCGTAGATACATTGATGTCGGCTGTAAGCATTGTGCTTGCACCGACTTCTAATGGGGTTGGCCGATCTACATTTCCAACCACATATCCCGCAGGTATAGCTGCAAGAATTCCCATGATGAGCTGCTCCAGGTTATCCAGGGATGCAGGGTTTGAGTTATATGCCACGATGGCAGTGATAGTAAAATTCACTTTGACTTTGATGACCGAACGCCCGATGAGTTGCTGCTCCAGGTATGGCGATGATGGCACGATGACGATTGCTGGCGGGATTGGCGATTCAGGCACATATCCGTAGCTTGTGGCAGCTAGTGAATTAAACGCGGCCGCCAGTGTTGATCGTGTGCCAGCCAAAGTCGATGCTGGCATTTACTGCACCACTGTCTCGACATCGAGGAATGGCATGAGCAAAGTTGATACGCGGTTGGTCAAGCTGCGACCCATTCTGTATGGGGTGCTGGCAAAATCCACGCCTTCGATTTGGCCGCCAGCGGCTACGCGTGATTGGAATACTTCAACCGATACCGCGAGGATTGCCGATTCGATTGCATCATTGCCTGCATAAATTTGAGCGGCTGAATAGCCTGAAAGTGTTGCTGTGCCAGCTGGAATGATGTCGCGAACTGTCACATCGGCGTTTGTAATTGCAGCTGTGAAGTAATAGCGGCGGTTCATCGCATCAGTGTTGTTATGTTTGCCAGTGACTGTCACTGTCGCGCTAAATGGCGCAGGAAGCCCGGCAACTACGACAGATTGACCCGCGACAAAATAGTGATCGCGCTGGGTGTAATAGGTAGCGACATTTGCTGTCAGCTTGTATGCATTGACCGCTGAAGTGTTAGCGACCAGCATTGGCAAAATTACTGCCTCGCTAGTGTTGATGATTTCGTTTAAATAATCGTTACTGTATAAGGATTCACTCACGCCCAGCACTGATCGCAACTGTGCGGCTGTGACTATGCTGGGCATGAGTGTTCCTTTCGTTCGGCTCGGCCAGCACGGGAGCGCACTGGCCGATGATTAGTTATTAGGCCTTGTTAACCTTGAACGCGCCTGCACCGATCTTGGTTGCCATTGCGCCATATCCGTACATTGCGACAGAGATTTGACCTGTAGCGATTACATCAGCGCGGAGCTGATAAGTTGGTGATTCGTACCATGTGTAAGCATCAGGATTGATGACAAGGATTGAACCATCTGTGTCAGTTGTTGCAGCTGTGTTTGCTGTGACATAAAGATCGAGGCCTGCGATGTTGCCGCGAACTGAATCAGGGCGTACAACGCCGCCAGCATTGGAAGGCTGTGAAGCATTGTAAATAGGGCGGCCGCTGTCGTTAAGTGACATGACATTGCTCCACTGGGATGTGTTCATCACGATATTGCGAGCGAATCCCTGTGTGCCTGCATAGACAGAAGCTGCACCGCGAGCGATGAATCCGAGAAGCTCGGCCGCTGTTGGATATGTTGAAATTGTTGTTGCATCAGCTGAAGCGCCTGAAATAAGTGCAGCATTTACAGCTGTGTCAGTTGCCTTTGCATACTGTGCAGCCATGTTGCGCATCAATTCATCGATGAAGAGTGGTGATGAGCGGTCGAAAAGTTCAACGGAGAATGTTTGAGATCCGCTGTACTTCTTAACACTCACGCTCAAAAATTCAGAATTTTGATCGACATCAGCTAGTGTGCCGCCTTCAGCTTCTTCAGTTACTGATGGAAGCTGTGTAATCTTTGGAATCTCAAAGGTCATACCAGCATCAGGCAATGTGCCGCGGCTGATTGCATCGATGTTTGAGCGGGTTGCGTTTGCAAGGCCATTGATGACTGTTGTCAATTGGCGTGTAGGAATCAAGCCAGCGTTATCTGTAGTATCCGCTGCGGCTGCGATGTAAGAGCGAGCCTCTTCTGATCCGAGTGCTGCCTTGATTGACATTTCCAGGTGCTTAGGCGCTGAAAAGTCTAGGCGTGGCTTTGTGTATGCAACTGCGTGTGCAGCTGCGGTGATTGACTTCGCGGCTTCGACCGACTCTACGGCTTCCGCGTTTGTGACGGCGTTTTCCACTTCGTCTCCTTCTGTTGGTTGGGTTTCTTCTGCATCCTCGGTGGATTCAGAAATTTCGTCATCGCCTTCTGTAGCTGCTACGCGCTCAACGCGTGCCGCATCAAAAGCGGGGTTATGTGTAAGTGCAACGCCTACAAGCTGGGCGGCGCTAACTACCATTGTGCCATCTTCGTTATAGGCAAAATCTGTCGCTTCAGCTTCTACTGAAAAGCCATCGCGCAAGCCATCCATCGCCTCGACAAGTGCATCAGTGCCAGCGGATGTTTGGCTAATCTTAAATGTTGCGGTCATGCCAGTTTCATCGGCAGACATCTCAAGTGTGCGACCGATAGGGCGCGCAGAATCATGCTCCAGGTTGAGCTTGACAGAAGCTGGCTCGATTGAACCTGCCTTGAATAGCACTTTGCCAGTTGATGCATTTGCAGCTACATCAAAAGCCACGATCTGCCCAGTGATGGTGCGTGATTCTGAATCGGCCGCAGTGATGCGCATAGGTGTTGTGATTTTCATAGGAGCAAGTCCTCTTCCTCTCTGATTTCTTCGACCGACATTGCGCCGATGCGATTGAGAATTTCATAAACCTGCGCACGCTCCAAAGGATTGCCGCGCAAGAAGTCATCGACATCAAATCGGACATCTGTACCCGCTGGCACAAAATCCGCAAAGCTCATTCGCTGTTCTAGCACTGTCATGTAATTTCTAAAAGCGAAGTCCACGAGATCGCGGCGCTTGTCGAGCGCATTGCTATATGTAAATGTGGATTGCTGTGCATCTACAAAATAGGCAGGCACACCAGTGGCGCGCGCTAATTCCAGCGCCACATAGTTGCGCGCTTCATTAAGTTGGATTGATTTAGGATCAAAGCCCAAAGTCTCAAGCGTTACATCTGCATTTAGAAACGCAGTAGATTTATTTGCACGCGCTGTGCGCCAGGATGATAGAAGCTTTGCAACGCGGTCGGCCGGCAACGATGTGCCATTTGATTTTAATATCATTTGAGGAATTGGCTCGACTGCAAAATTCATTGCGGCTTTTTCAAGTGCGGCCGCAGCTTTAATCGTGCGACCTGCACGCGCTAGTAGCCCTTCTGATTCGCCAGCAAATACCACAAGATTTTTCGGATCAACATAAACGCCATCGACAAGATACGCGGTGACTTCAGTGCCATTTTGATTTGTTTGAAGGCTTACGCGTTCAGGTGCAATGCGCTCCATTGCGCGGATTCTTCCTGTGTCTGCATATCGCTCTGTTGCGTATGCATAAGCTGTAGGATGAAAAAATAAATCTGAAATTAACCACGCCCAAAATACTGATCCTGCAATTCGTGGATCAGGCTGATTGATAACGCGCGGCGCTTGTACTTTTTCGCCTGTAGCAATATCGCGGCAATGCATTGGCAGTGATGCAACTGTCTGAATGATTCCCAGTGATCGCGCGATGGTTGGCACTGTCATTGCTTCAGCGCGTGATGCGCTAGTTGCAGTTATTGCAAAAAATGGCGAGGCTTCCGGATATAACGGCGCAAGCGAAGCCTCGACATCATTGACTTGAGCTGGAACGGCAGCCTTCGTCAATTGCGGTACAAAAGCATCGAAAAATCCCATGCCCAAATTTTAATAAGTGCGTAGCAATTAACCCACCATGATGTCAAGGTCTGTCTCTGGGCGTGTCGCAAAGTGTGTCACGAGTGCAGTGGCCACACTGGCGCACACTGCGGTGGCGCTCGCCCGTCTGCCTATGACCCAGCCGCCATCGCCCCTACGCAGCTGAACGGCCGACAGCATTTGTGCAGTCAGTTCAGGATTTGGCTTGTAGTGAAGCCGACCGCTATTGATCGCGCCCAGCATTTCATCACAGGCCTGTGGGTAAGCCGCATCCATGTCAAAGATTGCGATACCCGCTGGCGCAAGCCTTGCAGCCACCGCCCCAGCTGTGCGCCGCGAGTAAAGGACATATTCGAGCGGATACTTTCGAGCATAAGCCGCCAGGTCATTGGCAATTGCCTTGTCATCGAGCTGCAACTGATTTTCCCAGGTATGTAACAATTTGATACCAAAGGTTTCATCGCCCAGCTTCTGCGCTCCGACCAGGGCGGCAAATTTTCTGTCAGGCGATAGGTCGATTCCCAGCCAGGTTGATTTTTCTTCATCGAGGTCAAAGTCAGGGTCAGCACAGGCAGCCCACTTATTTGAGTCCACACAGCTCTGAATCGATTGAACCCATCTACAAAGTACCTCGGTCTGCACCACATCAGGTGGATCGTTAAACACCGCGCGGATATTGTCAGGGTGGATGGTGATGCCCAGGGCTGGATTGCTGTAGGCCGCATTTTCCATAGTCACATCATCGGTCGGTGCGCTCCACTCAAAATAGCCGATGTCATCTTTAGCGCCGCCGATTGATTGCATCGCGCGCTGTCTAAATTGATTCAGCACAATGCTCGCCGCATCGCCTGCGTTGGTATAGCTGATGATCATGGGATTTTTTGCAGCCATCAAGGTATATCGCAGCGATGCAAATGATTCCAGGTCAGTCAT